ATTGTTAGCGTTAGAGGCAGGTGGAGTCGATAACTGGGAATGGTACTCAGAAGCACTCAAAGACTTTAATCGTGAAGAAGAAATTGACGAACGCATTGACGCATTGATCGATGAACTTCAAATAATTTTTGGTGAGTGTGCGTTTGAGCCTTCGGAGAGAGGGGCAGGCATTGCATTTGAAGAAGATGCTTACAAACAAGTGATAAAACTTTTTAATGATCATCATATCACATTTACGGATTTGGATTGTGATGACTGAGTATATGTATGACGTGCAAGAGGTGGGCGGTTGTGAGGTTATCTTTCATGGTACTGTAAGCCTTTCCGCTCCAGTGCAACGTGGCGATAAAATTATACTTAAAAACGGCACTGCGATAGTTCTTGCAGTGACTCACGAATCTTATGCTATACCTATTTTAAGGGTACAAAATGAAACCTATAGCAGAATTTCAGGCACTTAGCAATGACGTAGATCGTTGGAAGTGGGTTATCAATAATCAAGATACAGGGGTTATTGTTAATTTAGATAATGATGAAACTTTCATAACTTTTAAAGATGAAAATGAAGAAGATTATGAAACTTTTTGTCATTATATTGGTTGGTCGGATGGGGTCACAGAACTCTTAGAGGCTATAGGGGTTCGTTGTGAATTTGTTTAATTTTTTGGGGGGATAAATACTCATTTACAAGGAGTGAATTACAAATGAGTCCCTGTTTTAATATCGAAGCGTTTATAAAGTTCTTGAAGAAACGAGAACGAACGCCACAAAATGTAGTACAAATAAATGAAGCCGAATGTCGGCTAATAGGATGTTTACGTGAGCATAAATTACTCAAAGGAAACACTTTACCACTTTCTATGCAATCATTGTAAGAAGTGGTTTACTATAGCTGACAGGTTGCCACATATTGTAACCTGCCCTTCATGTGCTCATACTTCCCCCCCTAGAGAAATTATAACTGATGAAAAAGAGAGAGTAGAAAATAATGTTTAGAGATGGCACTAACGTCAAACTTGAAGAAGAAAACTTTTCCGTTGGTTCGATTATGAATTTAATGGGGGACATGTTTTTAGTAGTGGGTAATGGCGACAATGGCGTTGCGTTATTGAGTTTGAGTACGTTTCAATTAGAAGACAGTTTGGTTAATGTAGAAGACTGCAATCATTTAACGTGTGATGACGCTAGAGCGAGTATGGATCACATGCACGTTACCTTTTCAGACTTTAGCCCAAACGCAAAAGGTTTAAAAGGGTTTGATTATGAAAAAGAATTAGGGGTAAAATATTAATGAAGTGTGCAAGATGTTTAAAGGATTTAGATGAACAAAATTTTATTAAGTCTTCTGACAAGTGCTTTGATTGTCGGAATGAAATAAAAAAGAATCTGGATGAAGATAAAGTTTATAGCCCAGTGTTTAAAAAATTCTTTGGACGCTATGAAAATTTATTTGCCAATGGTATAATTAGTGCAAATCAATTAGAATATCAAAGAAAATATTGGTTAACTAACGCATAGGAAAAATTATGTCAGAACATATAGAAAGAATGAAAAAAGAACGTGCAGAACTCAAAGTAAAATTTGATGCTTTATGGGCATTTATTGACGGGGATGCTTCACAACACATTCACAAACACCAAAAGCAGTTATTAGTCTTACAGTATAATGCAATGATGAGTTATCTTAACGTTCTTGATATGCGAATTGAGAATGATAGCCTAGTGTAAGTTTTTGTTAGTTTCGTTATTAGTTTTCTGTTTAGCTTTTTCTTGACCGTGCTTCATTAAAAGATCGTTATAATATTCTACCGTTTCGTTATGTGGAGTGGCTATCGTAAGTATCTTTTCGGCAGGTAAAGAATAATATTGGTCTGGACTTTCTGGCATAAATTCATACATCCATTTTTGCCCATTTTGTCCAGTGACCAGTTGCATAGGCTCATATACATAAATAAAACGGTCTTGCTCCATATTAGTGACAACCTTACCCAAAATTAAGATATTATTTTCGAGCAAAATTAATTTATCTTTAAAGATCATTTCTGGTTTTTGTTGTTCTGTCATCTTTGATGTACCGCCCCCATGTGAGGTCTATCTGTTTTTTCGTGAAAGGGTCTAAGTGTTGCACAATAGCCCTCTGATGAGTTTAACACTGCATAGCGTGACTTAGCTATGATATAGTCGTCAAAGAATTCCCATCCCGTCCCTATCCACTTACCGTCAATATTATATAGGACTGTCCAGTTAGGTTTTTTAATATCTGCCATTGAACTCTTCATACGTCTTTCTCAATGCGTTAGCTAATTCTGATGAACGATAATTTTCACCTTTAGAACTTTGCCAACTGAAAAGAGTGTCGCCTGTTTTGTTCACTGAGATAGCAACTGAGTCGCCTTTTTCCAGTGCTCCGATAATTGGTATCAGGTCACGAATAATTTCAAAGTGTGTTTGGTTATCCATCATGGTAATAATTCCTTTGGTGGTTCTGGTAATTTCATCCAGTGAGTAAATTTGTAAGGCAGACAGTTATTATAGTCTATGAAGTCAAAATCTTTATCAATTTCAAAGATTGTCATATTTGCACATTCATTAACCCATAAAACATATTCATCAATTTCTGGTAATTGATTATTGACACTAATCCACATTATAATTTTACCTTTTGAATTTCAACATTAAATTTTTCGTTAGCATACAGTTTAAGCCTTTCCTTAAAGTGTTTAAATGTTGTGTTACTATAAAGCAAATTATCAGCAACATCAAACAAAGTTGCTCTAGCGTCATCCGTTGCCTTTCTTAATGACCTACCGATACTCTGCAAGATTTTAATCTTACTTTTAAATGGGTGTGCAAGGATAATGTTGTCTAAATTTTTAATGCTAACACCTGTTGAGAAAGTGCCATAACTTGCAACAATAATTACGTCATTGTGTTCTTCACAATATTCTCTAACGTCTTCTCTGTCTTGTGCTGAAATTTCGCCATGCACGATAAAGACTTTTTTCTTTGTGGCTTTCTTTATCATTTGAAATAAAGGGATGCCATGTAATTCTACTAACTGAAAAAGAATTAAAGTATTACCTTCAAGGTCAATGGCTAAATTTTTAATCAGATTATTTCGCTTTTCGTGCGTAACAAGAAATCCTATCTCGTCTTGGTATTTCATTTTAGAAACAATTTTACAGTCGTGCGTATTGTGATCTAATTGTAAGCCTATAATATCAAGGTCTGCGACAATGCCCAGTTCCATTAGCTCATGAGTTTTAATCGTTTGGTGAATTTTTCCAAACAAACCTTGAAGGGTCAACTTATGCGTTTTTGAGTCTTCAATGGTTCCCGTTAGTCCGATACGATATTCACACACTGGCATTTTTTGCATGATCCCTTGAATGGAAACTGCCTGAGCCAAATGAGCCTCGTCACAAAACACTGCATCAAAACGATCAAAGAAAGGTTTTTCTTGTCTATACAAAGACTGCCATGTAGAAATTAAAACGGGTTTATCTGAAATTTTCTTTGCACCACCATAAAGTTTGTGGCAATATTTTAAAGCGTCACTCCATCCATAGTCTTTAAAGTCTTTGTATAGTTGTTCTACCAGTGAAGTTGTAGGCACTATGATTACAATTTGCTTACCTTCTGCAAGCAATTGTCGGACTGCCATGTAAATAATTAAAGACTTACCTGAGCTAGTAGGACTTAAAACAAGTGCCCGTTTTTTCGCAAAGATTCTTTCAATAGTAGAAAGTTGGTAATCGTAGGGTTTAAATGGTAGATCAAGTACCTGATTGTAGGTGACAGGAGGTTTCTTAAAGTCGGGGTGGCTTTTAATTCCAAAACTATAACCTTCTTTTTTTAAATACTCAACAAGTTTTCCTGCCAGACCATAATATAGAGTTTGATCGCCATAATTAAACAGTCGAATTTTTCCATCCCACAACCCGTCCCTATACTTTGGCATGTGTTTATAGTTTTTCGCATAGAATGAAAAATATTCATATAGTTCTTTTTTGATTGCTTGACTGCATTGAACTTGAACATAAATGTCATTCAACTTTCTAATTATAACGTCTCTCATGCTACACCTTGTTTCCATTTTATATCATCTAACGCATTTTTAATTGCCCATCCCTTTTTATCAACAACTGCCATAGCACCTTTCAATAAATTAACAACTCTTTCCTGAGTAAAAATTTCATCCTCAGCCGTTTGGTATTCTGAGTCAGACTGAATGTAAAGTGCCACGTCTGTTTTCAAAAGTTTTAAATGGAATGGTTTTTCTTTATAAACTTTTGGGCTTGCCTTACCTGTATAATATTCCCAAAGTTTTCTGTTAACTATTTTGAAATGTTGTTTCAAACGTTTGAGTCTGTGATTTTCATCTTCATATAGGTTTAAATATTTTCCATACAAATACGCAACATGCAAAGCGTCTTTTGCAAGTTCTGTACGATCTGATTTGCTATCGTCAAGTATCATTTGTTTTAATTTTTCTACATTCATAATAAACCCTTTTGAAAACTATATTATATCATCTATCGCCTATGTTTATGTCACCAATTTCAAAATATTTATAGGCAAATGTTACATTACAAGTCATTGGATCTGTATCTGAGTCATCGGAAGATCCTGCTAATTCTGTTATAACTGTGGGAAAAATGTCATAAAATTTTACAGACTGGGTACGATTCATATTTCCTGTAAGAAAATGTAATGTAGCATCTGACATATGTTTTTCTTTATCTTCTGTCATAACAATATTAAACATCCACTTATAAATTTCAAGATAATTTTTTAATTGTTGATCAACTAAAAAGGTTATATCAAAAGGTTCGTGTGTTATCTGACTTCCCGGAAGTGGCACTTGAGCTAAATGAGCCATAGGATAAATTGGTTGATCTAATGTCAATGATGGCAGGGTCGCACTTTGCATATGGTAATTTACGTTTGGTAAATTATTAATGTCAAATCTAAACTGGACATTATTGAGTAAATTGTACTCTTCTGGGTTTGTATTATTGGGCATTTTCTAAATTCCATAGTTTTCTTATATTTAGCTCATAAAAAATAATTCAGAAATACCTTGACCTTCCCCTCATATTTTGGTATCATTCAGTCTCAGTCAACAACGAGGGTAAAAAATGAACAACATTAAAAACGAAGATAAAGCAGAATATAATGTGACCGTTAATGAAGATGACGCTATCATTGAGCAGGCACTTGCTATCCTTGAAGCCAGACTGAAACGTGAAATTAAATTGACAATTACTTGTCCAGACGATAGCACAAAGTTTTTACGTTTGAAATTGGCAGAGCGTGAGCATGAGGTTTTTGCTGTCATGTTTTTAGATAACCGTCACCAATTAATTGAGTATACAGAAATGTTTAACGGTACAATTGATGGTGCAAGCGTTTATCCACGGGAAGTATTGAAGAAAGCACTGTCTGTGAACGCCTCAGCCGTCATTCTAGCTCATAACCACCCTTCGGGTATACCTGAGCCTAGCTCTGCTGATGAACGCATTACAGTGAGGCTTAAAGAGGCTCTGGGGCTTGTCGATATTAGAACCCTTGATCATATCATTGTTGGCTCTGATAGCACGGTTTCTTTGGCAGAAAGAGGTATTTTATAGAAATACCTTGACCTTCCCCTCATATTTTGGTAAGATATAGTCCAGTTAGAGAAAAAAGGATAAAAATGACAAAGGCAGAACTGAAAGCGAAGGGTATCACACCTAAAATGCTTACTGATATGATGCACCGAGCAGAAAAACTCATATCATATTTTAATGAAACTTATGCCTATGACATAAACCTTGCAACGGCTCATGAACAAATTGAGTGGGAAAGCACTCTTAATCGTTGGGATATTATGAAATCACATAGGGACACATTGAATGGTTAAATTAATTGAAGTTTATTTGGGCGAGTCAGACCTTTATGTTGTTGATAAAGATGAGTGTGGGACTGACTTTACAGGTTTTAATTATTTAGTTGTGGCAAGTGTTGAAAATTTAAACGGTACGACTGCTTTATACGTGCATGATATGGCTTTTATTCCTGAGCGTATTTATTCAGACGAAGAAGGTATTTTTATCGGAGTCAGAGCAGAGGACGCAAAATCAAAAGCTGAAAGACTGGTCAATCGCATATCCAAAAAAGGTGAAATTGATTTACAATTTTGGAGCCTGAAAGCAGGTTTCGGTTTTCAGTCATACGAAGAAGAAAAAGCCCATGCTTTAGAGTGGGAAGCAAACAACCCAAAAATAGGATGGTAAAATGAACGACTTTATAAAAATTCACACATACAGACGTGGTATCTCAACTGGGATTTACAACCGAGAGAATCCGAGAACACCTGAATGGGAAAGTTTACCAAAAGATGAGTTTGCAGTGAAAGGTTACAATTTTGGCTACAATAACGTAGAAGAAGCCAGAAAAGCCCTAAAAGAATACTGGGAATGGGAGCAATGGCAATAAATTTCATTATTTTCTTGACCTTCCCCCTGTATTTTGATATACTGTAGTCCAGTTAGAGAGAAACATTAAAAAAGGGGTAGGTTATGAATCACATAGTATCAGTTTTAACAGACAATCGCTTAAAAGCATTAGATGAGTCGGGTGCTGATCGTGAAATTTTGAAGTCATTAAATAGTGACCTACTTTGGATAAAGAAAGAATTGCGTAACATAGCAATAGGAAATAGTGACGTTGTTCTAGCGTCAATGCTTTCACGTTTAATGGACAATGACTGTAGTGAGTTATTGACTCCAACTGAAATTCCAAAAAAGACAGTGACAGTTAATCGCAACGGTATAATAACAATAGAAAAGGTGGCTTAAAATGAATAGAATTGAAATCGCAGTTTTTCATGCAGGTCATGAACTTTTTACAAAGGATGCCTTTGACATTCGAGAGCTTGCAGAAAATGCTGAAAAGTCAGCCGTAGTCAGAGAAACGTTATTAAGAAATTTCATAGGCAATAAAAAGTTTGAAAATGTGGCTACTGTCAAATCTGATGATCTTGAAAGAGCATACCGTTTAACAAATTCAATTGACTATTCATGGTTTGATAAAGACTATATCGAATTTAATGACCTTGAAATTACAGTTGAATTTGAAGGTGAGAACAAACGCTCAAGTTCGGTAGGTGACATTTTTGTTAAAGAAACTTACTTTGACGCTGAACAGAAAAACGGAGCTATTGCCGATTTTGACTTTTATATTGTTGCTCCATATGGCTTTGTTAAATTAAACACTGAGGAAACCTTATAATGAATAAAAAACAACTTGAAAAAAGAGGCATTAGTTTTATCATTCACAAACATTATGTGGACGTGACCATTGAAGAACGTTTTTCAACTGGGGACGGTGGGTGGGATTCTATTGACTCTGGATGGGGCACTTATCCAAATCTCAAAACGGCAATTCGTGAAGTGAATTCTGACATTGTTTTTGAAAATGCAAAATCAAACCTCGAACGTTTTATGGGTATTGCGGGGGACGCTTTTTGTAAACGTCTGGATAATGCCGTTCAAGAGTTGGACATTCTTACAACTGTTCTACCATTGTTTAATAAAGAGGCACGTTATTTATGAGTGAGTTTACACCCATATGGACTACCACCCGAAACCCCCCAGAATGGACTATACGCAGACCTGATGGCTTATTATGCAATGGTGGGTGGGAAAGTGAGAAGTCGGCACAAATAAGCTGTATTGAATGGAATAATAAAGGTTTCAGTATAGAAATGATCCATGCTGAGAATAAAATGCTTATCGCTGTTAATAATATCACGTTAGGATCTGAGTGGGAGTTGAAAGATATTTTAACCCCACGTATGCCACAAAATGTGACCCTCACATCTATTCATGGACTTTATGGTTGGTTAATTTTTAACAATAAAGACAATAACGCCCCACAACGAGTATCTGAATTCATTAAAATTTATAAGAGGAAATTATGCAACAATCAGTAAAAGATGCAATTCTACAAAGCGATCCCGTGATTGACGTTTGTTGCAATTATAATGTAATAACAGAACTAATGGCACGAATACGAAATGCAGGGGTTGGTGGTGGTACTCTAACTTATTCCAGTTTAGTTAGTGGGGTCAATTTTGGCATACATTCACACCCTCACATCATTGATACTAAACATTGGAGTCCAATGGAGCAAAAGTTAATTGGCTCATATCTTATGTGCATCATTCGAGATTTTGTTATGGAATCTGATTGTATTGTGACAAGTATTGTGATTTCGCAAGATAATGTTCAAAAAATGCAGGGGTCGGGTTTACCATCAAAACATGTTAGAAAGTGGTTGTATGAAATGGGTGCTTTTAGTCCAAATAATAATAATAATTGGGAAACATTTATCTGGGGGCAAATGAATAAAACACACCAATTTTTCAAAAATGAATAAATATTATACATAAAGGAGTTTTTATGGATAATAATTTATACGGTCAATATTTACTTGATTATAAAATTATGATAAAATTAGCATTACTTAATTCTCATAAAACGAGTTTGAGTATCGCTGAAATCGCAATTGCAATGATCGGAAACAAACTAGACCGTTGCATAGTAGAAGAAATACCACCTGAGAACGCCTGTAAGGGCGTGTAAGCGACTTTTAGAGGAAATTAGTATGAACGGTAAGGTTATGCAAATAAAGTGGACAGAACACCCTGAAATAGCTCATTGTGGTTTGTTCACATATGCACATCAAAATGTGCCAAGTGGATTTAACCCTAATTTCAAACCTCATGCCAGAGATATTTTAAATGAAACAGTTAAAAGTCTTGAAGCTGAGGGTGTTTATAAAAACATGACCCTAAAAGAACGGCAGGATAAAAATGTATTTCGCAAACGATATAATGAACTCATGAGGAAACATGAACATGGTTTTTAAAAATTGGTATGCAGATATGAAAACTAAAGAAACAAACACGCCTGAATATAATGCGTTGTATTATAAAACTAATAAAGAGTCTATCAAAGCAAGACGAAAAAGACAACGGGCAGAACCAGAAGTGAAGGAAAAAAATGCAAAATATCTTAAAGAATATAAAGCAAGAAAACGTGCTGAAAAGTTACAGGCAGAAAAAAAGGCTAACGCATAACGTTAGCCTTAAATCGGTCTGACAGTTTTGGTGACTTAAAAGCCACTTCTTATTATTGTAAGTTAACAACCTTAACTTTACGATAGTAACTGTTGCTGTCTTGTGCCATTGTAGTGAACGGATTGGCAACCATACCAAATCGAGTTTTGAAACCGATTGAAGGTTGGAAGCTGTCTTGATCAACTGCACGTACCATTTGTAACGGAACGTATGGGCAATAGAAGAAACCTGCATCATATTGGTTAGCACCTTTGTAACCGACTACATAAAAGTCGCCTGTTGCATAAGGATCTACATAGACTTTAATACGTCCACGATAAACACCTGCAAAAGTTGCCCCTGTAGGATCAACTGCCAATGCTTCTGCACCTTTCAGTCCTAAACCTGTATCTAAAACGCCTGCTAATGCTAACGCACTTGCTACGTCTGCCGAACAGATCATCATGTTACCTTTACCACGTCTTGTTTCAACTGCGATAGCGTTTGCATCACGTTCGATTGCAAAAACCATCCCTTTGAATTTTTCAACTGACCAACGACCGTCTGAGTCTGTGTCTAAGTCGAAAGTTCCCGGAGTTGTTGCAAATTGTGCCCCTACTTTCGCTACGGTGTAAACAGTACGAACGACTTGACGATTCATTTCTGAAATTAATTCAGTAGAAAGAATGTTAGTTAATTCGTTTTCTGCATCCAGACCGTGAATAGCACGTAAGTCTTGGCTTAATTCGATTGAGTAACTGGCTTTTAACTGGCGTGATTTCGCTTCAACTGAGGTCTTCTCAATTGTGAACGCCATCTCATTCCATGTGTCGCCCTCAGCCGTACTGGTTTCCATACCATAACCAGTTTCATAAGGTGATCCAAAAGGATCTGTACCGTCATGAGTAC